AGCATGATGATGCCTGCAATGTCACGGCAGCCCTGATGAGGATGGTATCCGGGAACAGCCTTGCCCCATCAGTAAAGGTGACTGGCGCGTTTATGTTTGGCGGAAAAGAATTTGCCAACAGAAGGCCGCTCCCAGAGGGGATTATTTTCTGGGAGGAGGAGATCATTCAGAGCATTGAACTGATTGACGAGGGCTTCTCCCTAGCCTCGCCACACATTGAAGCCGTTCTCCATCACTTTTATAAAAATGACGAAACGAACACCGGCAGGGGGAAGAGGACTGATGTGGACAAGGAGTACATTCTTCGGGGGGTGGACTGGACGGAAAGAAGGGCCCAGATGGTTGACACATGGAATTCATATATTAACAACCCAGCGAACCAAAAAAAGATCAAGGTCTTTGAGAGGTATGCGGGGATAGACCTCCGCAGCGGGCTTGTAAAATTCAAGCATCCGCTATACTATGCCAACATTGGCACATTGCCATTAGAGGGAGGAAAAAATGTCGGGTAACACACAGGTTACGGTTGAGGATCTTCTTCGGAAGATTGGGGCGATGTCTGTTCAGGGCGACGTGTTTCAGGCGCGCATTGCGGCGCTTGAGGATAGGATTGCCCAGCTAGAGGCTGAACTCGCTAAGGCTAGTGATAAGTCCGGTAATGACAAAAAGTAAGTTTGTCTCAATGACAAACGAGGAGCGGAGAGACTTTTTTTCCGTAGAGCTCCAAAGGGCGCTGGACCGCAACGGCCTCACCGCGGCAACGTTGGCTCAGCAGCTTTCGCTAAGCTATCACCGCGTCCACCACTGGGTTAAGGGCAGGAGCATGCCCTCGCTGCAGATGGTTGCATTAATCGCAGATCATCTGAGCGATGACGAGTTAAGCCGCGCTGGGATCGCCGCCAGTAATCGAGAATGCAAGAATTGCGGAGAATCTTATACGGCAAGCTCCGCGCAGGGCAGGTCGTACCTTTGTGGTCGCAGGTGCCAACTGCAAAATGAAAGGGTCCGCCAGAAAAGCGGTAGATCTATGGTGGAAAGAAACCCAGATTCAAGCGAAAACAAATACAGACTTGCTGTGGCGAATTTTTGCGGCGCGTGCGAGCCTGGGGGAATTTGCCGCAATGGCTCCTGCGAGCTGCGGTCAGTTTCGCCGCTGCCGCTATTGTCAAAAACCCAAGCAGTTCTTGCTTCGGGCGGGACGCAAATAATCAACAGTGCCAAGAGCAAATAAATAACGCAGAAGCAGCGCTTATTGAAGGCGTGTCCTAATTATTAGATAATCTTGTTGCGTGTTAGCAGCGAGGTTTTATGGACACTAAAAGGATTACCGCGGCAGCCATTTTGTGGCTGGTTGCATCCACACTTCTTTTTGGGGCGGTCACCTCACCCGCGCTCGCCCTTGAAGACACCGATGAGTGGGACCAGCAGATTGACTCCAATGGAACAATCACACTTACCGAAGGAACGATTTTGATTCAGGGCAGCAACAATGCTGGCCCCGGATATCCATGGCAAAACAATGTGACCGGGCTTACCACCGATTCTTCGGCTGGCGAGACGGTCTCTTTTGATTGGTCGTACTGGACCACCGACGGTGCGTTCTATGACCGCGCTCAGATGCTGCTTGACTCAAACTGGGTTGACCTCGCAATCTGGGCCCAGGCTGGCTATAACCCGCTGCAGCAAAGCGGCACGCAATCTGTGTACATCGCGTCAGGCGGCTTTTTCGGATTCCGCATCTTGAGCATTGACTCGTGCTGCGGCGCAGGATTTCTTCAGATCAACAACACCACGTGGGTCGTTGGACCCGCGCCAACCCCTGAGCCCTCGGTAGAGCCTAGCCCTACCCCAAGCCCGGAGCCTACTAATGAACCATCACCATCTCCAAGCCCTACTCCAACGCCTGAGCCTACGCCTCAGCCCACACCAGAACCAACCCCTACCCCCGAGCCCACCCCGTCTCCAACACCTGAGCCGACCCCAGTACCTCAAACACCTGAGCCCGTATCTCCTAGTCCCAGCCCTGTACCTACTCCTGCACCTACCGAACCCCCTGTAGAACCATCCCCAGAGCCCTCAGAAGCCCCGATTTCCCCGAACCCTAGTCAGACACCAGATCCAGTAGAACCGAGCCCCAGCGTGGCTCCTAGCCCCATTCCAGAGCCATCTGTAGACCCAAGTGAGGAGCCATCCCCCGAACCAACCCCTGAGCCTGCTCCAGAGAATCCGGTGGAAGCTATTGGAGAGGCGGCTGAGGCGGTCGGAGAAGCGGTTGGCGCGGCTGCAGAAGCAGTTGGAGAGGCTGTTGGGGCGGCTGCGGAAGCGGTCGGAGAAGCAGTAGGCGAAGCCCTTGCCCCGCTTGCAAATTTAGGTAATGATGTTACCGAAGAGGAGCGCGAGGAAGCTGCTCCGACAATCATCGCTGCCGTGGTCATGTCGCAAGTTGCCCAGAACGCTGTGGCTGCTGCGGCTCGTGCTGGCGCATCGTCCCCATCTGGTGGCGGTAGTGGCGGCGGTGGTGGCGGTGGGTCATCTGATAAGCGAACTGGCGGCGGGCGCTCTCATCGCCGCAATAGATAAGGAGTTTTATGGACGCACTTAAGGATATCTATCTAGCCGTCTGGTGGACGGTAAGCGCATGGCCAAAGAAGGTCAAGAAGCGCCTGTCTGGAATCGGCGAAGCCGTTAGAGACCTCTTGCCAAAAGTAATCAATGAGCTCGTGTCACAGTCGTGGACAGTCTTCGGACTGCTCGTTGGTTGGATTGTTCTCCCAGACGGCGATACGCGTAACTTTGTCGGCATCATGCTGCTCTGGCTGTGCGTTGCCTGGCTTGTGACAATGCCACTGCGCATCTCGCGCGAGGACTGATCAGCCGATAACGACGTCGGTGTTCTGAGGGATCTTCTCCTGCCAGGCCCAGCCAGAACCTTTGTAGACGATTTTTGGGGCAGAGAAGGTCATATGCATCTCAGCCTTGCACTTCTCGCAGTGAACCTTTGATTCGTCAGCCATAGGGCGAACGACCTCGGTAATAAACTCACACGGATCGCACTTGAAATCGTAGGCTGGCATATGTCCAGTATAGCAAAAGACCCGCCCCGAAGGGCGGGTCTTCTGTTACCTACCGATTACTTGGTCGGTTCGGAATCGTCAAACGCTTCGTTGGCAAGGCTGCCAGTGAGCTCGTCGGCAATCCCATCGCCGTCGGTGTCAAGGGCGCTTCCCTGGATCTGGTTTACCGCGTCCTGATCAGCGCGAGCCTGCTTTGCCTTACCGACGCCAAACTTGGCATCCTCAGGGTTAAGGGCTCGGACGATAACCTGCAAGCAGGCTGCCAGACCGGCGGAAAGGACCATTCGGAAGTCGCCACCACTGATGTCGAGCAGTGGGATTCCAAGTCCAAGGGCTACTGCAATGCTGGTTGCCAAGAAGGCACGACCAGCCTCTAGGAGCATCTCGTCAATGCCCGTGTTGTTGGCGATCCACTTAATTCCGTTGATGATTGATGCCATGTTCTCTCCTTACTTCTTTACGCCCGTGCCGCCGCAAGCTGGGCATGGGACTGGTTTTACTGCTGGTGCAGGTGTTGCAGCAACTGCAGGAGCAGAGATAATAATAACATGCTGGTGAGGCGCGCCATTGTGCTGCTTGCTTACACGCTTTGAATCAGCAATCTGCTTCAACTGTGATTCCGTCACGATCACGCCGAACTGCTCTTTGCCCTTGCCCGAACGGGTTGGGCACGCCCACTGCCATCCAAGCTCTGGGTCAAAAGCAGCAGCGGTCATGTGGCCGTAGCCATTCTTGATGTGGCTGTTGTCCTTCTTTGACCAATAAGCAGCCCACCTGCTGTGCCAGCTTGATACCTGCAGTCCTTCTGGGTAGCCAATCGGCTGCTGAACCCACACGATAAGACCAGCGCCAGCCTTTGCAGAGCTGACCACATCGTCCCACGACTTCGCGAAACGAGCGTTAGCGCCAAGCACCTTAGAGGTCTTAATCAAGTCTCCAAGAGACGAGCCGTTGTCGGACACGCCCTGCTTGTCCTTGTGCCCGGTTGCCTTCTCCTTGGCGGCAATGCCGTCAGCGGCAGAGAAGTCCTTGGTGTACTTAAATGCCCACGAAACAGCCGCAGCCACGCTGGACGGGCCGCAGTCATCAAGAATGCCGCCCTTTTCCTCGTGGTCAAGCTGTGACTTGACCTTGAAATAGAGTCCCATTGGAACCTCCGTGCTATGTGTATTGATAGAGGTATTTTAACGTTTATGGGGCCCTGAGTCTTACCCCTCTAGTTCTGCGGCTCTTGCGTTTGCTGGAATTAGCCTTGCAACCGAAAAACCGCCAAGAGGTTCAGCCTGAACCTCCATTGCGCCGTCGTCAATAAGGGATTGGACAATAGGAAGTTCAGTTGCCTCAGCAGACAAGAGAAACCATCCCTCTGGGGCAGCGGGGTCAGAATGAACGCTAATAGTAGTTTCAACTTTTAGCTCTAACTCCTCATAGACAACACAGGTGTCATCCTCTTGGAAGATCGCAAATGACCCGGCTTCAGTGTGGTGCATAAAAGCTATTTTCATCAGTATCTCCTTAAAATTACTTGTTTTCCAATTCCAAAACCCGTGCCTCAAGAGACTTTATTCGCCCAATTAATTCTTTAATCACTACGCCCTCAATAGCACGAAGGGTTTGATAATTAATACCGCGGAACGAGCCTTCATCAGTTTGCTCAAGTACAACCGCTTCGGGGAACAGTTCCTGCAGCTCATCAGCGATAAGCCCCCAATTTTTCTTGTCGGGAACCTCGTAATCAATCCCAGCAGACACAAGACCGTAGTCTCGCATTTTTTGGGCATCGTATCTAAAGCTAATCCAGTTAAGCAACTCATATTTATCTGTTTCTGGAGCAATAGCTGAAATATCGCTTTTGAACGCGCGCTCTGATGTTACCGTTCCCGTAAAGCGCCTCAAACTCGCAGCGCCGCTTGACGCGCTCCAGCCAGCTGCGGCAGAGGCAACGGCGGCTATGGTGGTCGGTGTTACTGATTTAAAAAGAGCAGCAGCGGCTAGCTTTGCCGCAGTAACTTCGTCATCTCCAATTTTTGATGTTGTGACAGCACCTGCGGCCAGCTTTGCATTGGTTACCGCAAGGTCAATTATGCTGGCAGTACCTATTGCGCCGTCGGCAACTTTGCCATAGACAACGGCATTTGTTCCAAGTGAGTTGCTTTGAACCGCACCGTCATTTATTTTGCTATTAGTCACTGCGTCAGCCGCAATCTTTGCTTGGGTTACCGAGAGGTCAATAAGCTCAGCCGTACCAACTGCAAGCGCCGCAATCTTGTCGTTTGTAACTGCTGCTGAACCAAGTTCTGCTGAGGTGACTGCCGATGCCGCAATCTTTGAGGTTGTTACAGCACTTGCAGCAATCTCGTCTGACCCTACGGCTCCAGTTGCAATTTCGCTTGATCCAACCGCACCAGCCGCGATCTCCGTTGCAGTTACAGCACTTGCAGCAATCTTTCCAGTTGTTACAGAATCCGCCGCAAGTTTTGCTGCCGTGATAGATCCATCGGCAACACTAAAACTTCCAACTGTTGCAGTGAGCGTTCCATTAATTGTGACGTTATTTGAGAATGTCCAGTCACCAGCCGAGCTCATCCTTGCGCTCAAGTCAAAATCATTGGTGGTTGTATTTGTATGTCCGATATCTAGTCTGTTTCCGTCGGGGACGGCGATGTCGCCTTCGTTAGAGTTTCCCTGCAGGGTGATGGCCGGCTTTCCCTCTGGGTTAAATCGCGCCGCATACGCGGTAAGGTCGCCATCTAAATCAACGATAAAGTTCCCGTTTATGTTGAACTGGCCGCCGGTTATATTCACGTTGCTTGCAGTAACGGCTCCAAGGCTGGTAACTCCGAACACCCCGCCATTCAGGCTGATTGAACCACCGGTAATTGTAAGGTCGCTAGCATTAACTGCCCCAGCAGATGAAACCGTAAAAGCTCCATTGCTAATTGCTCGAGACGTCAGTGTGCCTGTTGTGATGTTGCTGGCATTTAGGTTCGTGACTGCGACGTTTGCTGCGTTCAGGGTCCCTGTCGTGATCTTGTCGGCAGAAATTACAACCAAGCCGTCGGAGGTGACGTCAATTGCGTCCACCGATGCCCGAGTCCAATAGTTGTCCCACGCTCCTGGTGATGGATGCTTTCCGTTGCGGTACAGCTTTCCATCTGCCTCGGAGTAAACAATTTGCCCAACTGGGAACTGGACGAGAGAAAATGCGTCACCAAGAACCCTGGGGTTGCCGTCAACGTCATCAAACGCACCGCTTACCTCCCACCCGTTCGCAGTTCCCCCAGTAAGGCTGAGAACATTGGTTCCAGTCTTTGTAATGGTGAATGTGGTAGATGATAGAACCGTAATGATATAGAACCCGCCGTTAACATCGGCGCTGTTCGTGCCCGTTGCACCGGTAACTCCAACGACATAACCAGTTGAAAATCCATGTGCCGTTGAGGTCGTGACTGTTGCGGTCGTTGACGCGCCGCTGGCAATCCCAGAAATTGCCTTGGCAACACCATTTCCTGGGTAAGTCACGCTGTTTACAATCTTTGGGACATTGATCCCAAGGCCGTCATAAGCGTCAGAAAAATCTGTTTCTCCAGGCGCTGTTGGGGTGAACTCCGCGCTATCTGGGGAGTATTGCGTAAGAATTGGGGATGGCCCAGATACGTCTACCGCTGCAACCTTATATACATAGCCAACGGAGGCCTCAACGTTTGTGTCGGTGAACGATGGAACGGCTGTGTCTGGTGCAAGAGGGTTTTGCGCAGTGAGGATCTCTTCGCCAGTGCTTGCCTTTTGCCACGTGGTTCCACCGTCACCAGTTCGCAGAACAATGAACCCGCCGAAGGAGGTGCTGTTGACAATGCTCTGTGGGTATTCCCACGAGATGTCAACCTTCTCTGCCCCCGCGTCTCCGGTTGGAACTGCTGGCGTAACTATCCCGCCCTCGGTTGGGTATCCAGCGTATGGGCTTGGCGGCGGTGAGAAGTACGCGGCATCGCCTGAGATTTCTCGGAGACGCTGCTCAACGAGATACATCGTTGAGCGCTGGAATGCCAAGTCGCCACCAAGTTGCACTCGGTAATAAACCTCTTGCCCAATCAGGTATCCGACCTGCTTGCGGACAACAAGCGCCTCTGCAATCCCGAGCTCATCCCAGATGAACGGGACAACATCTCCTACGTTAAGCTTGCCTGAGATGTGCTGAAACTCAAAAGACTTAAGAGCCTTTCCGGTCTTTTGAAAATGATCTTGGGCAGTTAGCAGGGCGGTTTCTACGTCGGTTGCATTGAGCGCAACGATAGAGCTCTCAATTCGCTTCCCCCCAGCCTCCCAGACGCCCTGCACAAAGTCATAGGTGTTTCTGTATGAGGTAAGCATTTTTGCGCCAGTAAGCGGGTCTTCGGTCGTGTACGGCGCATAGACATAGATCCTGTTGGAGGCCTCACCAGATTCTGATGGTGCGCTTGGGTTCTCAAAATCTTTAAGCGCCATGCCATAAGCCACCGTGTCCTCAATGGGGTGGTCGCTAAACCCATATGCGCCGGTGATTTTGATAATCTGGATATCAGTAAACTGAGCCGTATATGAAGATGCATGTGCTTCGTGGTGAAGCGTGAACGACATCTTGGCGGCGCCAGCCGGTACAACCACAATCCCCCAGTCACGGTGCCACTCGTCATCAATTGGATCGTGTTGATTTATCTGGATGCCATGAGAATTGCCAACGATAACGTCAGAGGCGTCATAGAACTTCATCCGCGGACGCTCCTTGGCGTCCTTGTCTGAGAAGTGCCTCCATGAAACAAAGTATTTCTCACCAGCAGTAACTGGGATTCTGTGGGAAACAGACATCTCTGCATCCTGATGATCGTCGCCCGTGTAGTAGAGCGTGTTGCCTACCCCATATGGACCGCCTGCCCCCGTGGTGTCGGCAACCCACAGCCCCATATCCCATCCCGCTTGGGTCGTTGTTGTCCCGTTCACATCATCAAATAGACCATTCTTGACAAGGTCAACAAGGTTCTTTGCCTTGGCGTTTAGGTTGATTGTCAGGTTATTTGACCCATCTAGGGTTCCGCTGTCAAGGTAGAAAACCCCCGTACCTCGATCAACAACGTATTGAAGGTTGCGCGCAATTGTGCCGCCCTTAAGAGGGGTGGGGGTGATCTCGCCGGAGCAGACCGCAGTACCCGTTGCAGCGCCCGATGTAATGGTGCCAGTGGTAATTGTTGTATAGGTGAATGTGCTGTCTGTTGGAACTGAGGCAATAACAAAAGAACCATTTAGATCCGCATATCCAGCCGGCCCATTTGTCAGGGAGATCGTAACTACTCGGTCAACGCCAAACCCATGCGGGGCAGAGGTCGTGATTGTGGCCGTATTCGCGGTTCTTGAGACGTTGGAGATTGCCCGGGAGATGTCTGGGTTTCTTGGGCTCCACTTCCAGTCTGGGTTAAGATCGGCAATATTGGCTGAGTTGACAACAATTCGCGAATCAAGCTGCGGGGCGTTGTTGGTAGTCATAAAGCCCGGGACGGTCACTGCCCCCGTTACGGCTGCGCTTGCGCTGTTCGCAACGTTTGAGTACTGCTGAAAGCGCACCTTGTAAGTGCTTCCCTCGGAGGCAATCCCAGTAACCTTATGCACTCCGTCATAAGTGTTGTCGCTTAGGTTAACAACAACCGTGTCGCCAATCTCTAGATTCCTGCTATATGGTGCGCCAATGGCGATTGAGCTGACCGTGACCGCGGATAGGCCGGCATTTCTCTCTGCGAAGCTTGGGGTAAATGAATAGGTCTGGCTGGTAATAGTCTGCTTGATTGTTGAGTTTGCTAGCGGCGTGTACTCAAGGGCAACGGTCTCATTGAGCAGCGCAGTATAGTCAATTGCCTCAAATGAGCCAACAATTGCCCCGCCATCGCGGTTCTCGGACACTCGAGTGATGACGCCGCCCCAGAGGATGGTGTGCGGGCTGGTGGAAACATCACGAATCTGGATCTCGGTGCGAGATGGGATTTTAAGATGGAAGAAGTGATCGGAAAGAGCATTTTGAATCTTGTCTTCCTGCGTAGCCCCAGCATACTGCAGCCAGTGGGTTGTGCTGGACGGGAGAATGGTGTAAAGATTTGCCCGAAGTGACGAGGCATTCCCTTGGTCGTTTTGCTCCCACTCAATAGAGTCAAACTCAATGTGCCTGCTGAAATCATAAAAAGCCTCCTGATCAGTGGCCGCAGGAAGCCTAGGCTGGATGTAGACGCGGATTTCTGCCATTAGTAGAGCCTCCCGCCCTCGGTTCTGAACTGGCTAGCCTGGACACGAGAGATCTCCGTGGCTAGCTTCCTAATGTCATTATCACTTCTAATAACTGGATTATTGACATTGATTGTAACATTATTGCCGCCGCCGCCACCCTTCCCCGTAAGCATTCCAAGCAGGCGGCTAGAGATGCTGTTGTTGAGGACTAGCCCGCGACTCTGGGGGAGTACCAACTCTGGTCCCTTTTCGCCAACAAGGCTTAGTTGATTTTTTTGCATAATTCCGCCAGAGGCGTAAACAGGTATTTTGTAGAAAGATGAGATTGTGGCAATTTCATCAAGCAACTTATTATATGTAGTCTGAAGGGCAGACATGTCGTTAATTCCAGAAAGGCTTTTAATACCGCGTCTTATATCCACCAGTTCGTCGCTAGCAACCCCACCAGAAACCAGCCCGCCGAGAAGCCTGTTTAATGTTTTCTGGTATTCACCCCTTTTACCCTTAAGCATATTTTCTGGGTCCGCAAGCGATTCAATGGTGGCAGTTGCCTGGGCAACAAGCCTCATCAGGCGAAGAACCTCGTTGTACTTTTTCATGATGTAATCAATAAGAACCTTAAAGCCCTTGGTCTCAAGGTTTTTGATTAGATCCTCGGCAAAGGTCACCCTCATATCAATGCCCTTCATGTTCGCGGCATCCATAACTGAGCGCATTGCAGAATTCATCTCGGTGACCTTCGTGCCCATCATGCCAAGGGTTATTCCAAAGCGGGTCTCAAGCTTGCCCTGCAGCTCCTGAAGCTTTACTGCAATCTGGCTTTCTTTATCTGCCCAAGAAAGGTCAGGGTTCTCAAGAATCCACGCAATGTCTCGGTTGTAATCCTCAAACATCTTGGTCATCTCATCAAGAATCAGCTCCTGACCCTTGCCGAACTCCTCAAGGCGCTCCTTGGTTGCCTCGGTTAGACGACCCCAGTCTCGCGAGTTGGTTGCCTCATCAACGAGGTTCTCAAGACCCTCAAAGCGAAGATCTGCAATATCGGTTTCATATTTCTTTTGTGCAGCACGAAGGTTAACCGCCCTTGTGAGCGGATCAAGAGATTCGTCGTACTGCTGAAGCGTCGCGAGACCAAGATCATATTCCGCCTCGGCCAACGCCTTAATGCGCTCCTGCTCTTTCCTGCGCTCCTTTTCAATTTTGAGACGCTCATTGACCATCTTAAGGCTGATCTCGCCAGCATTGAGTTCGTCCTCGGTAAGGGGAAGAATTGAATTAAGGATGTCCTTATATTCATCAAATGACCTAGTAATCCCTTGCCTGTTTTCAAAGGTTGTGAAGCTCATTTCCTGCTCAATCTCAAGCAGTTTTTCGTACTTCACCATTTCGCCTGCGTCTAGGGCGTAGGGATTTTCAAAGTCAGGGTTGATAATGTCGTTAAGAACTTCTTCAGCAACCTTCTGGAGAATGTCTAGTGCGTCTTGAACCCTCTGCTTTGCTATGGCAAGAAGACCGTTGTATTTCTTTAGGGAATTATTTGCCGCATTCTGCTGATTGATAAGAAGTTTTTGATAGTTAGTCAGGTCCTTCATCTCAGATTTTGCCTGCTTGATTACCCTTGGGAACTGAAATTCTCTTTCAGACTTGCGGAATGCAACCAGTGAGCGTTGATTTGGGTTTGTTAAGCTATTTCCGTAATTAACCTCACCGCTTGTGCTTTGGATAGTGTTTGATGCGTACATGGGATCTTTGTAGTAACCAGAGCCTTCAAGCACAGTTCCAGTTGTGTCGTAATACCTGCTTCGTTTTCGGTCGGCGTAGCCGGGATCGCCGGGCTTAAGGTCTTCCCCGGTTTCATCCTTTGCCTTTTCCGCTTCGCCATTTAAAAAGAAGATTAGTCCGGCAATCGCTGCTATAATTAATGCAACAGCGGCGACAACGCCAGTGCTTACTCCAATAAATGCAGCAAGGGCAGCAACAACCCTTACAACTATGGCAATAACTGGACCAATGCTTCTGCCAATCGCCACGATAAATCCACCAAAACTCTTTATGGCTGTAATGACTGGCTTTGCAACTAGCGCAATCGCACCAATGGCCATTGCAATGTCGGCAAAGATTTGCAGGTTGCCAGCGGTCTCGGGGCTTATCGCCCCCGACTGGGCGCCACCCTGAATTGCCATTGTCCCGAGCATGCTCGCGGCCATCAGGCCGCCGCCAACCATCTTTACCCTAGAGACATTTGCGCTTGCCGCTATTGACGCAACGGAGAATGCGCGCATCTGCACCGTCGCTCTGAATAGCGCGGCCGTTAGAAGCCCGATACTCCCAACGACCAACTTACTCGCAAGGCTTACGCCAATCAAGAAGCCAATCACCTTAAGAACCGGCTCCATCTCGCCAAGCACAGTAAGGACAACTCCAAGGACCTGTGCAAGCCCAGAAATTGTTGGCGCTAGTGCGGTAAACGCCGCAGAAAGACCAGCGATAACCCCTTGGCTTATGGTCATTAACACGTTGATAAGAACTGGAAGGAAGTCGTCCCTAAACGCAGCAATCATTGGCTCAACGCTTGCAGCCATTTCTCGGAATGCATTACCAATCCCAAAAAGGTTCTCGTTGACCGCCATCTTTAGTCCGCCAAGGAGAGTGATGAGCAGTCCAATGCTGACCATGAATGGGTTTGCCGATGCAAACTTAAACGCAATTCCAATCAGTGCGGCTGTGGCTATAACGGTTCTTGCAAAGTCATTCTCAAGAAGCTTAATAATCTCACGAATGCCGATTGCGAACGCGCCAAAGGTCCCGCCAATTCCGCCAACGCTAGAACCAATTGTGGCCATAGCATTAGAGAAGTCACGCCCAACCTTCTGGCCGATGTTCATTAGCAGTGCGCCCATCGGCCTAAGTTGCTTTATGATGTTTTCAATTACATCACCGAAAGCAAGCGCTGAATCGCGAACTTTTGGGTCCTGCAGGAACATGCTGAACTCGTATGTTATGTCCCTAATTGCGTTATATAGTGGTCTGAATGATTCGGCAACAAGGCTTTGCGACATGTCCGCAACCGTGCTGAATGCTCCGGCAAACGTCCTAGATTGCGCAATCATTCCTCCGCCGAAGTCGCGCTCAAGACCAGAAAGAATTGCTCGAGACGCAGCCTCTCCTGAAACCTTTCCCGATGTCGTTAGCCTGCGTACTGTTTCAATTGCGTTTGACTCAAGTTGGTTGTAAAGCGTCTCTTGACCCCTAATTACCTTATCCCTTTGCCCCTTGCCGTCAGTAGTGATTTCTTTCATCAACGCTTCGGCGATATACTTGTAGCCACCAATACCAGCGTTTGCTAGTTGCATCATGTCGTTCTGATAGACTCGACCGGCTTGCTTCATCTGCCCGAGGGCGTACGTGATTCTTCGGAATGCGTCTGCCCCACCGCCAAGTGCGGCAACCGCGTTTCCTACCGAAACTATTCCTCCAGAGAATTTATCAGTAGCGTCGGAGTTTTCACGAAGAATCTCAGACATGTCAAAGCCGAACGCACGCATTCTGAGCGTTGACTCTTGAATCTCAGCAAACCTAAATGGTGTTACGTTGGCGAACTGGCGAATCGTTTCAATTACGCCCTCAGCAGCATCCTCGGCGTCTTGGTATCCCATTGCCATGTAGTCAATACCGATAGCGTTCTCACCAAGCAACTCATTTGTTGCCTGCGCCTGTTGGGCCTGGTTATTGAAAAGCGTTGTAAATCCAACTGTTGCCTGCTCAAGCATTGAGTTAAACTGAATAACACCACCCTGCAGATGCCCAAACACCTGCTGGAGTTGAGAGGCAACGGCGTGAATTGCCTGATAGCCGAAAGCCATCCCAAGAACGTTTTTAATTTGCCCAGTGATTGCATCGCCTTCGTTTTTTACCTGGGAGATTGACCTTGCCGCAGCGGCTGCGGAGCTATCAATTCTGCCGTAGGCAGAGGCTACTAGCTGTGGACCCCTGGGGCTTCCCGGGCCGCCAGAGCCGCCGGACCCAGCAGCATACTGTGACTTCGGGAATACGCTTGCCTCATTGCGGCGCTCCATTCGGTGGAGCTGCGCGTATTCCTTGGCAAACCCGCCCCGCATCTCTTGCATCATGCGAGTTGCGATTATCTGTGGACTTCCCGTCCCAGCAGCCCCCCTCCCTCCAGCTGCGCTAGCTGACTTTGCTAGTGCATTAAGCGCAGAAGATGCACTCTTTGCAGAAGATGCAAGACGATCAAGCCCCGCAGTTGCTGGTCTAGCGCTAGGATCTCTTGGCAGGACAGCCGTGGCGCTCCTAGGTGCGACCTGTTGTGCCGGCGCGGCTTTAACCGCCTGAGTTTTATCGGAGCTTGCAACCTGCGCTGCGGACTTTTTTGCTACCGCAATTCTCTCTTTTGCGCCAGCCATAGTTGCTTGCGTCTTTTGTGTTTCTGTTGCCTTATTTTGCTCAACAGCTTTTCTTGCTGCGTCATCCCTGATTCGCTGCTCTTTATTGAAATTAGTTGTAAGGAGACCCCTTTCGGCAGCAAGAGACGCTGCTCTGCCGGTGTATTCGCCAGCAGCTGGGATTGCCTTTGCGCGCGCCTTGGCAAGATTCTCAATAAGACCGCGGAACCCGTCAGCATTTTTTCCAGCAGCACGCAAGGACCTATCGTCAAGACCAACGCTTTTCAGGATGTCTTGAGATAGACCGGTCTTTTTGACTGCCTCGCCAATCGCTGAGATAGCTGGGCTTAAAGCTTTTGCCTGATCCTTGGCATTACCAAGACCTTTGGCGGCCCCATACGAGGACTTGATAAGGTCCTGCATCTGCATTGGGATGTTTGCAAGACCGCGCATCTGCGAGGCTTGGCGCTCTAGTCCGCCGATCTGCTTGGTGAGGGCGGCAATGCGCTGGGCAGCACTGTCCCCGCCCTCAACCTGCAAGCCAATCTTTAGGTCAAATTTGGCCTGATCGTCAGCCATTATTCAGTAACTCCGCCTTCGCTTCAGGTGCCCCAAACTGGGCCACCATTTGATCCATTGACTTTGTGGAGCCTATTGTTTGACCAGTTGTCCCAGGCGAAGGCGACTTACTCTGCCGCTTCATCTCTGCGTCCCTCTTCTCTGCATATGAGGCAAAGTCTGAGAGCTGAGGAAGCGTCAGTTGGAGAAATTGTTCTGGCGTGAAGCCGAATGCATCAGAATATGACGCAGAAAGTTCACCCCAGTTTATACTTCCCCAGTCGCCTCCTCTTTTCCCGCCGACACTTCGTCAGACCCAAGCAAGCCGCTTGCCTTCAGGACTTTTTCAACTTCCTGTTGCATTGTCTGAATGTTGAATCGCTCGCCAACCTGCTCAATGGAAACACCGTCTTCGGACTTGCGAATGACAAGCCAGAGGATCTTTCGGATTACCGTAAATCGGCTAAGGTCTACTTTGTCAAGTGGACCAAATTCCTCTTCAAGCTCAGCAAGGTCGTTGAGGTTTAGGGCTTTGCCGCCCTTGAGTTCTACTAGATTTCCCATAACTCTCCCCTTGCAGCCCGTGGCTGCTATTTACATCTATGCCCGACCAGACGACACATGTCGTGCTTTGGTGGGGGCGGGTACATTATACCCATATCTTTCCCCATTGTGAAGACTGGGGGATCTATGTGGGGCCGAGAGCCGAAGCCCCCGACCCCACAGATTAAAGCGCTAAGGCTTTAATTACGCCTCAATGAGGACGATGGTCGGCTCAGCCGTGCCACCAGTCGTCACGAGAAGCGAGGTGTCCACAACCGCCATGAAGTCAACATCCTGAACGATGATGTCTTCTCGGGTGAACGGAATGTTAAGGCTCATCGTGTACGCCTTTGGCAAGTGGATCTTGACCGTCTTGGACGAGTCATCGGTCCGCTGGTGCGTAAAGCGCACATAGAGTGGGCGTGGGAGACCGGCTCCTGCCGTGGTCGCCTGCCCCGAGCCGCCGTCAACGTCTGGATCAAACACGAACGAGCTTGGCTCGGACGTGCTGATGAACGAGGCGGTTCCGTTGCTATTGAAGAAGTTCTTGAGCGAGTTTACGTTAAGCTCAACTTGACGCGCACGCGCCTCAACCTTACCACCGAAGTGTGCCTTCATGATAGGGAAGTTGAACTGACCGTAGAATTCGCGCTCCTGATAATTGATGTCAAACTCGACATCTCCGGCGATCTGTCCGATGGAGAATACCGCGGTGTATCCGCCCGACGCAGAAGTAAAGTACGCTGAGGTACCCTTCGCGCGGCCGCTCACCCAGTAAGCCACCTCTAGTACGCCTGATCCAAGCGTAAGCATTATTGTGCTCCTTGCGTTAAGATTTTATTAGGTTATATCGGATGATTCTCCGATATTCCAGTGCCTGATCGTCATACCCATCTGCCTCGTAAACCTTTTGACAGAGGTGCACTACGACCCCATTTGGACCCGAGAGCCGCTTTCGGTTAATCAACGTGTCCACCCTTGCCGAAATCGTATTAAGTTCAGTAGTACTGGTCCCACTGGAGATGAGAACGTCTACTGTTGGACGATCTATCGGAAGGCCAACATCCGCTGAGCCGCTAAGCACAGCTATCCGAATCGCCGGCAGATTGCTCTGTCCGACATGGTAAATGGGGTACACCTTCTTGTCCGTGTTGGAACCAGAGAGCAACGTCTGGAGCGTGGCATCCCCGCCCAACGCGGTAAAGAACGATTCGTACACACCAACCATGTCCATACTCTACGCGTATTTGTTAAGGGAGCCAATAGAGGCGCAATCTACGCAGTTCCACAACATATAGACATTTATAGTCGCTACTGTAACAATATGCGGCATGGCAGCAGCCAAGATCCCCAAAGACCTACGCGCCTCCCAAGAGGAGGACCTTGCGCTTTCCTATTGGAGGGGCCACATGGATGCAAAAATGGACGACCTGACCAGAAGGGTTAGTAGCATTGAGGGCAAGGTTAACAACATCCACGAAGATGTCCAAAAGATCGTGGTAAGCCTTGAGAAGAGGGACGCAGCCGACGGGCAGGTCAAGGGCATCCTTCGCTGGATAGCGCCAGACTCTGCAGCGGCTATTGCTATTATTGTGGCGGCTATTGCTATTGCCCTAAGGTTCGTTCCCTAACCCACATTTCCACACTATCATTGTGGACACCCAGCTGTTCTGTGTTGTATACTGCTATCCGTTGGGGCAACTAGTGCCTACCCCGTAGCCGGGCTAGGTCAGGGAGGTTAAATGACAAGCAGGGCAACCGCTCTTGCTGAACTGCAAAAGATGCAGTCGTTTAAACCGCGCGGAGCAAAGTGCACCGCAGGTCTTGTTTCAAGAGTCCTTGAGGGCAAGGACCGAGAGGCGCTCCTTGAGGCGCTCGCGGATAAAACCATTGACGCCAGCACGATCAGCGTATGGCTTGATCGCAAGGGTCACGAGGTGAGGCGACACACGGTTGCCCGCCACCGACGAGGGGAGTGTGTCTGCAGTGAGTGATCTAGACGAACTGAAAGCAATACAGTCAGAACGATCAGATGCAAAACGACCGAAAAGGCAGCACCCAGAGGGCTGGGAGCCAGGAATCACATGGAACGGGAATGAAGGAACCGTTACGACAAGTGGTGGTCCGCTTGATCAGGCGGCGGATTGGTCAGCAGTACTTAAGGTGTGGGGTCTTGATCCCGACCACTTTGAGGTTGTTGAGCCAATCCTTTTTAATGTTTGGGGTAACCCAGAGGGCGTTCCAAATCGCCAATGGAAGGGTAAGGTCGTTCGCAAAAGCGTAGAGCGCGGCGTTGAACTGAATGATCTTATTGATGAAATAAAAAAGCATAAGCCCGGAAAAGTCACAACATTTGATGGCGACACGGCACTTGTCGTGGGAATCTCAGACCTTCAGATGGGCAAAGGTGAAGGGGGCGGCTCCGAGGGCATCGTCTCTAGATTCCTAGCCGGAATTAATGAGGTTGAGAATCGCTGGAAAGAGCTCGTGAAGACGGGCAGGAAGCTTGATAGGCTTGTGGTGCTTGGCCTTGGGGACCTCATTGAGTCCTGCGACGGTCACTACGCCATGCAGACCTTTCAGAACGATCTTGATCGGCGAGAGCAGGTTAAGGTCGTGCGACGACTTCTTGTCAAGGCACTAACCTCGTGGGCGAAGATTGCCCCGAGGGTTGTGGTCGCTTCGGTTCCGGGGAACCACGGAGAGAACCGACGCAATGGAAAGGCATACACAACATTCAGCGACAACGATGACGTTGCGGTGTTTGAGCAGGTTGCAGAGATCCTTGCTGCCAACCCAGATGTGTATGGGAATGTGACTTTCATGTTCCCGCAGGACGAACTCACGCTAACAATGGATGTTCACGGCACAATCCTTGGGCTCGCCCACGGGCATCAGGCCCGTCGGGGAGGCGCGGTATCAGCCGCAAAGATCAAGGCATGGTGGAAGGATCAGGCGTATGGAATGCAGAGGGTTGCAGACGCAACCATTCTGGTGACAGGCCACTACCATCACCTCTCGGTCCTTACCGAGGGGATCAGGACGCACATCCAGGCACCATCTCTTGATGGTGGCTCTCAGTGGTTTACTGAGACGGCTGGAGTGAAGTCTGCGCCTGGGCTTTTAACCTTTACGATAAGTAAGATTGGCTGGGATGACCTTCGGGTTCTTCCCTGCTTTACCGGGAACGCTTAACGCTGTTCGCAACATGCTTCTGGAGGGCCTTGCCGTACATCGCGGCGAGGTCCTCCCCAAGCAGCTTTAGTGTTTTTTGCATCGTAAACCACTGGACCCCCTCCTCAAAGAATCCATAGAGGCTTTCTGGGTATTGGAAATACGGCTTTCTCGAGTATGGGTCAATTGGGTTTCCGCCATATTGAACGCGTATGCTTCCGTCTTTCGCGACTTCCTGCTGGTAGATGCTGTGCGGAGCATCGGGGGTCACGAGCGATCTTTGAAGTCTCCCAGTCTTTACTGGGGTGCCAAGACCAACCCCAAGCTTTGAATTCCCACTCTTCCCGCGAGGTCTGGTTTTCCTGAAAATTTCAGCAAGGCTTGTGCCGTACTTCCTGTGATAAATAGCAGATCTGATCATTGAAAACCCTTGGGCTTGAACCTTTACAAGCGCCGCCCTAGACTGCCTATTGCTAACGGCCTTGGCAAGCGCACGAAGCGCGCTCATCGCTTCGTTGATTCCAGAAAGACCAGAGCGGCTTCCCCTGCCGATTGTCCTGTAAGCCATTAACGCTCAGCCCGCTTCGCCTTTACAATCAGGTGATGCTTCAAACTCTCCTGCTCAATCCCTATAACTTCAAATTCATAGCCGTCAGCAACAAGGATGTCGGTCATTGAGGGTCGGTCGTCACCAGTAAGGAATGGCAGCCAGAACCTGTAAACCTGAAACTCAACAGGACCAGTCTGAACGTTTAGTTCTGTACCCTGCTGTTGCTGGTAATGACCCTTTTTAGTCCAAATGGTCGTGACGCTCACCGTTGGGGTGCCGTCTGCGGCGTGACCAGTCTGACCCTCTCTTTTTAGCGTGATGTTTGTAACGAATCCTGGCAGCGCCATTAGCGCACCGAGATAAACCGATAAGGATCAAGAATGGTGCAGGCTGCTGATGGCACCTGCAGGACACTTGCGCCGCTGGCTGGTTTATCTGAATACATTTCCATCTCCCCGACGCGAAGCCTAGAAAGACCGTTCAGCCCCTGCTTTGCGAGACTATCTCGAGCAATGAGGTCAACTGCGGTGAGGGCAACGGCATCCTTGATGTCGGTTGGCGTGTATTGGTGACCGTGGGTATATGTGATCTC